CGTCAATGTACTTTCTTTTTATCTTAAAATAGCCTTGATAGCCGTATTTATCAATCATTCAAAGTAACCTCGCTTTCTAATGTGCCTGGTGTTAATATTTCCGATGGGTAAAGTGTTTCAGATGGAAATAATGAAGTAAATCGCTTTATAGTTGTGCGTCCTTGTATGCCTGATGATTCTCTAATGTTTAGTAATCTAAACAATACTTCATTCTCTTTGATTGTCAATTCGCCTTTAGGTACTAGGTTTCTAAAGAACTCTACCCAACCGCCTAAATCTTCTCCACTTGCACACTTTAAATTATACACTATTTTACCGCTATCTTCAACAACCACATTAATATCTGTAATCAAAAACTGTTCATCAAGTCCTAAATTGTCGGATTGCACTGTTATAATTTCGCCTGCGTTTCTAAGTTCTTCGGTTGTGATAAATACGTTTCTTGGGATAGTTCCATACCTTTGTAAAAGGCCATTGGCAAGTTCAAACGCACCATCTTTATTAGTTATGTTAAGCTCGGTTTTAATCATTTGGTATTGACCTGTGCCACCTTCGATAAATTTTCTATCATCAATTCCGGCCACATTATCAGCCTTAACTAAAATAGGCTTTAACCCTGAATAACTAACCTCTAGTTTATCGCCTGATGTCAATGTTGTTGTACCATCATCCTGTGTTATTGTTCGGCTTGAGTAACTCCAATACCACTCTTTATTTTGATCAAGTCCATTTATGCCAACGTTAATATCATCAATCTCAACGTCATTAAGATACAAGGTAGGTTTTAAAGCAATCGGAAAACGTAAAGTAAATGTTTTAGATACTCCATCGGGTCCGGGTGATGGTTTTTCTTTAACCTGCAGACTAGTTGTTGAGTCGCCTGCCCTAACATATTGGGTATTGCGGTACTCTTGTCTTGTTTCTTCTAGTGTCATGTACCTACAAAGTGAATCGTTGATTTCTTCGCCTATGTTTTCATCGTTTTCAAAAAACCTTAATATCTTGCGTTCGGTTGTGTTGTTTTCGTAAACAAATGAGCCACCTGTTATATAAGTGATCGCACTTGCTCTTGACATTGTGTTTGGGTAGTAAATGAAAACTAGGTCTGTATCTTCAACAAAACTTATTTCGGGGTTTGTCCTTACCTTTGTATCATCGTCCGTAGTTTCTGCTACGCCTTCAAGGACACCAGTGCCTTCTGCTTCAGTTGTTTCGCCTAGCATTAATGAGTTTGATGGTTTATCAAAGGTAATGTAATTAGAGTTCACGCCAGTAACTTCTTCACTAAATACAACGTTTTCAACAATCCCATAGGTTGTGTACAGATAACCGTCTGTTGTTTCGTACACATAACCGTCCGTTGTCTCATAAAGATACTCACCTGACGTGTCTACAAACTCCGTCAAAAAAGTAGTATTAAACCTAGATACGCTATCTATGTTGTAGTTAATGCCAAGTATATCCCTTAAATAATTAAAGCAAGATGCCATGTTAATGTAATTAAATACCGCTTGTTTTATCACCTTGCTACCCATTGCAATAGAGCCAAGCGCCACACCTTCGCTATCTAAATATATAGACCACAAATCAGTGACTAAATCCTCAAAGGTTTCATTAACATAAGTCTTAGCTACCAAAAGCCTGTCAAGGATTGCGTTGTAATCAACACACTGTACATCATAGCGAGTCCGTACGCCTGCTCCATTACCTTGTAGGTAGGATTTACTGTAAGATTCAATTTGACCGCCAAAAACAAGCTTTACACCGTCATAATACTCAACTTCCTGACCGACGCTGATTAAGCTATCGGTCAAGATTGAGAATGATAAAGTTGAGCGTGCATTGATGTTGCTTTGAAATGAGATTGTACCGATTAAAGGGCTTTGTGTTATGCCGTTAATTATCATGCCATAACCCCCTGCGTTCTTAGTATTCTGACAATTGCGTTTGCGGTGATGTTCGGATCGGTTGAACCATTAACATTAATTGTAATATTGCTACCTGTTGAGACTGTACCATTTGTACTAGGTGTAAATGTTTCTGGACCTCTCTCACCTACTAGGTAAGACTTACCGCTCATCACGCTACCACCAAAGGCACGTTGACCACTTTTAACATTACCTACTGCTTTGTTGTAATCGTCTACGCTCATGCCCATGTATGTTCCTGTGCCTGACGGTCTGAATGGTACTGATGGTGTTCCAGTGCCTTTGCTTGAGCCAGGTGCTGATTGGTAACCTTTTTGTGCCGCTTTTGATTCTGCATCAAGACCTAGAAACTTTTCAACTGCGGTTATAGCCTTATTAATAAAGTCAACCATGGCTTGTATTGCTTTTTTAATATTGTCAATCTTAGTTGTGATTATATCAGACATATAGGTAAATGCGCTTTGTACTGCATCACTTGCTTGTTGGCTTTTTTCGGCTAGAAAGTTTATTATTGCTATAACTGTATCTATAACAATCTTTAAACCATCAAACGCATAACCAACTGCTTTTAAAGCAATCTCAAAACCCTTTTGTATAGCAGGCATATTGTCTTGCACCCAAACATAAAAGTCTTGCAGTAAAGGCAAAAAGTAAGTCTTAAACAAGTACCAAACCGAGTCAACAACTGCCGATATTCCGTTAAATACGCTTTCAAAAGTTGATTTAATCAAAGGCATATTAGCCACTACCCACTCGTACATCATACGATATATAGGCATCAGGTACTTGTCAAACCAATTCCACAAATTTTGCACAACCTTAACAATACCATTAAAGACGTTTTCTGATACGCCTTGCATGGTTGGTAGATTTTCAACTATAAAATTATAAACATTTTTTATTATTGGTAGCAGGTAAGTTGTAAACAAATTGACCGCAACAGTAACAACGGTTTGGATAACATTAAAAACAGTGCTAAATACTTTTTGTATAGTCGGCATATTAGTTATAACCCACTCACTAAATGATTGTATAATTGGCATAAGTGCAACGCCTACCTGTGTAACTACCGCACCTAATGACCTTTTTAATGAGTCCATAGTGTCCGTAAGTTTTACACCTGCATCTATTGCGTCGTCGCCAAGAACTAAACCTAACTCTCTAGCAGATTCCATAAGTTCATCTATTGAGCCTTTTGAAGTATTCAACATTGGTAATAGTTCTTGACCATTTCTGCCAAATAAATCTTGAGCCATTGCTGCTTTTTCTATTCCGTCATCCATGCCCTGTAGTGCTATTATTGTATCTTTAAAAACATCTTCTTGGTTTCTAAAATTTCCACTTGCATCTTTTGCGCTAATTCCTAATTTGCCAAATAAATCTGCGCCTTTTCCTGCACCCTCGGCAGATTCTAACATTCTTTGACTTAAACTTTTCATGCCCATCTGCATTGAATCAATTGATATTCCATTTTGAGACAATACGTAGTCCCATTCTTGAAAAGACTTACGTGACATACCAAGCCTTTGGCTCATTTTGTCGACTCTGTCTGTTGCTTCTCCTGCTTTTGTTGCCATGCCAAAAAGAGCGGCACCACCTGCGGCAATTGCTACCGTTGCACCTGCTACGACTTTAGATGCTGTGCCTAGTGTTGATTTGACTTTGTCCATATTGGTTTGAAAGTTTTTTGTGTCTGCACTAACTTTCATCACTAAAGTTCCTATGTCCATTATTGTTCCCCCTTATTTAGGGCTTCAAAGTAAGCAACCCAACCCTGTAGTTCTGTAGCACTTATGCACTTTATTTCTTGGACTGTCTTTTTAAGTTCGTGCGCTAAGTGGTACAGAAACATTTCGGGTGGATTGCTATCTAGTTTTTTACTTCGCCGATTCCGTTTAATTCGCTACAGATTTGAAATAATTGGTTAACTGTTTTCGCTGACATTTTGTTGATGTTTGCAATGTCTTTTTCGTCAAACACTCGGTTGTTGTCTTTGTCATAAACGCAAAGCATAATCAACTTAGCTTTTGAGTTCTCAAGCGTCATTACAGGTTGGTTATTGACTAGCTTGTAAAGGCTTGATTCATACTTGACGGCGTCGCCTGCGTTCATCTCTTTAATAACAACAGTGATTCCATTTATTTCAAAGTCTCTTTGATCAAAATTTGCTTGTTCTAGTAATTTATCCTTAAGCATATATACCTAACTCCTTAGTAATCTGTAAGATCACAGATTCTTCAATCAATCCCTCAACTGGGATGTTAATAGTGTCACTTGATAGTAATGCGTAAAACCTAATTGATTCGGTAGCGTTAACCATTAACTCAACTACCTTAACTTCGCCATCTGTTAGCCAGTCGAAAAAGAAAGCGTCTACATAAAATAACACTATCTCGGCTGTGCCTGTAATTAGACCGGCTTGATACGTCCTAAAGGCCTTGTTGAAGGTTGTATTATCCAACACATCCCTTGAACCGCTAAAACCGTAGGAACGTCCTTGTGCAAGCTCTGTTAGGTCTGCTCTTTTACCGCTTATCGTTACCGCCTGAACAACAGGTGAAGCAAATGTTATTGTACAATTACCGTAGTTAATCGTAAAGCCTGTAGTCACTACTACGTTGTTTACCTTAACAACAACAGGCGTATTAATGTCTAATGTTGTGTTGGCAATTCTAAAAGATAAATTGTCTGTTGTAGTAGTAGCGGCATTAGTCAAAACGGTTGTGCCTGATTGCCCTTTGATTGATGCTAAATATCCTTGTAGTGCCATCTTGTCACACCCCTCTTATACTACTGCGATTGTACCTGTTAGTTGTATCTCGGCTGAAAAATTAACGGTGCCTTCGGGCGTTGCGTCTACTGTGTAAGAAGATACAATACCATCTGCGGTAAATCCGTTAGTACCATCAACCATAAATTTAGGTTTTTGAGTAGTTGTTAGTACTGTGCCTGCAAGTAATGCGGTAAACATAGCACGTTGACCTGTTGTATCGGTTGGTTCGTAAAATCCACTTATTGATACCGTACCGCCTTTAAGTCCTGCAATAAATTGTCTAAAGCAATCCGAATTGAAAGTTGTTACGTCTAAGGTATCGCCTGTGATTGCGTTTGATATGTTGTTAAGTCCTGCCACTTTGTTAGTTCCTAAAAAAAAGCCTGCTATACATCCTTTATTAGCCATAGTTTAAAATCTCCTTTAAAATGTTTTAGGGTTTAGTTTCTCGTTAATGATTCTTAGTTGTTCTTCGATAATCATAACTCTTTTTGTTAGTTCGTTTACTTGTTCAATCTTTGATTCCAATTGTTCAATGCGTTCTTTGGTTTCTTTATTAAACATTAATTAAGCCTTTCTCGCTTGCCAAACATTTCTCTTGTTATTATCGAAGATATTTGGTCAACATCTAACAAGCTTTTGTCAGCTTTGTCATTAGTTTTCTTTAATTCTTTTTTTAATAATTCAATTGAGTTGTATAAACTTTCAACAGTATTGTGTACGTTTTCAATGTAATATTGATTATATTGAATTTTTTCCTTTAACTTTTTATTAAACATTAATTAACCTCCACCTTGTCGCACGCTGCACTAAGTCACCCTCTAGTATCTCTGGTTGGTTTGGCATCAACATATATCCCTTTGATGTCATTACCCTTTTAAGATTCTCAACGATGTTAGACAACTGGGTCATTTGACTCATAGTTACATAAATATCTATTTGCAAGTCTACGGTTTCGTGGGATGTTATAACGCATCCACCTAGGACGTAGCTTGCCGATGTGTCTAGCAATGAATAAGTGATTGATGGGTATATTGTTGATGTAGGTTTAAACCAATGGCAACGTCCACCGATCAATGCGTTAAGTGTTGTGTCTGTTGTTATTGCTGTGTATATTTCGCCTTTAATGCCGATGTCCGTTTTCATCGTTTCACCTCACTAGCAAAAATCTTTTTTGCTCTTGGTACGATTTGGTTATAAGCTCTTAAAAACCATCCTTTATGGCGTCCTGCGTACTCTAGCTTTATGGCATACTCTACATTAGTACCGATAACTGTAAAATCTTTAGCCACTTGATGGGTGATTGAGTTCTTAAGTCGTCCTGTGTCTACTGGTGCGCTAAGCATTACAGTAGTTTCGCCATCCAAGCCGACTAACTTTAAAGCTTTATCAATACCGCTTGTCATTAGATTAACTTCCTTTTGCATATTCCTGATGATTTCCTCATGGTTTTGAATATCAAGTTTTATTGAGTCTTTCAATTAACTCACCCTTTCAAGCAAAACGTAGGTGTGATTACTGTCTGACATTTTATCACTTACGTTAACGAGCTTAACCCACCATTTAAGCCCTGAAAACTTAACTTGGCTGCCTACTATCCAACTGGCGTTAGAATGGTCAAAAACCTGTTTAAAAGAGGTATTAGTGGTAAGTCCGTAACGCTTGAATATAAATTCTTTATTAATGTCCTGTACATCACATAAAACGGATGCGCCATCGGCATAAGTTATAACGCTTGAACCAAAGTTATTAACTATAGTTTCGGTTTGAAATATTACAGTATCTGTTTGCCAATTCATAATATCTCTCCTTATCCGAGTATATGCGTCTGTACATACCTAACATTGAATTATATTTCATTGCCCATGATGAATTATTATCATACGTTACGCTTCGGTTGCCTTGTGATTCCGATTTAATACCTTCATTGTCCATGTTGATTTTAGCGAATAAGTCAATAATCGTCTTGGGTATTGCCAAGCCAAAGATATAACAGATCACTTCCTCATCTAATAGGTCAGCGTCAACAGTCAAAGGCGATATGCCTGTTACTTTGTACACGCCATCATTCAAGATTGATTTGTCAATACAAATATACTGGCCAACAAGGTAATCATTGTCAGTGCCTAGTATCGTTGAGCCATCAAATACAATAGATTGACGTTCGTATGTTTTGATAAAGTAGTTGTTAAGGTTTTCAAGTACTGCGGTTAGCATAGTTTAACCCTTCTTTCTACCTGTATTTCTTGCTACTGGCTTTGCAATTGGCTTCGGTTTTTCAACTGGTTTGCATTGTTCTTTATGTATCAGATAAACTTTATCGCTAAATTCTTTTTTACATACTGCACATCTCATTTTTACATCTCCTTTTTAAAAAAGAGGTTAAGGCGTGAACCCTAACCCCTTGATGGTGGTTTTATAAATGGTGTTTTACCTTACTATCTTAACCTAAAATTCGGGTAGCAAGCTCAGGATACAGTGGAGCCCAGCCATATAACAAATCTAGGGACATAATGGTTGTTTTCTTGCTGATATCGTACTGCATTACAACACGAATTGTTAAGCCGTTAAATGCTTCGCTTGAAGATTCTGCGCCTGGTGTTGCTTCGAGTGGGCGAGTTACAAATCCAAAAGCGTTTTTGTTAAAGGCTAAGTTAGCAACGTGTCCTCTTGCGGTTACGTCAGGGAAAGTTACTGCTTCTGCGGTAATGTC